TTCCAAATACAGATACAGATACAGATACAGATATAGATATAGCACTTGCATTAGTTTATATAAGCATTAAAGAAGGTATTATAATTATCGAGCGATTAGCGAACAATAGCTATTATAGTGTGGATAACAATATTTTATTTAAAGGCTTAGGCTTAAGATTATGGTGTTTTTCCATTAAATACCTATTAGATAAAAGATATATTGCATTAGATGATTCTATTATGCTAGAACCTGCTGGAAATGATAAGCTTAAAAAATATTATACAGATCTAGGCTTTAGAAAAGCACTTATTAAAGAATCTAAATTTGTTGAATTATCTGTAAATGAATTTTTACTCAACTGTTAATCTACTAATTGTGAGAGTGCAAGTCAGGGATATCTATTATATATAAAAATTGAATATTTATATTTTCCTTCTTTCTTGGTGTAGAAAAGGAAAGCAGGAAAGCAGAAAAGCAGAAAAGCAGAAAAGTAATGTTTACTAAAAAATACCCGCAGCCATGGGTCTCTCGCTTTAAGAGTGATAGCGAAATGATTACCTATTGTAAGAAAAAAGAAGAGGAACATCAATGTTTATACAAAGATTGTACTATTGATAGTGATAATAGTTCTATGTGCGAAACACATCAAAAAGCTATTACAAATATTGTAAAACAAATCATTAACTTTATTAAGACTAATTTTAAAACATGGCTACTGGATTGGTCCCGTCAGGCACTTAAGGATAAGAGTCTATATCCTACACGAATCTGTCAAGATATAAGTTCACAAAATATTTTGGAATATGCTGGAGATGATGATCTTCTTTTTCAATACTTTATCCTTAATTTTGGTGATTTTGCATTGGAAGATCCAGAACAATTCGCATATGACTGTGTTACCTTCGAAAATAGCGAACAAGAAGCATGTATCTATGAACTTCTCGATAGACCATTTGATCTAGACTGTTCAGATAACAATGACTATATTAAATTTCTGATTAATGCAATGCTCCATAGAAAGGCACTCGATGATTTAACACTCGATTATGATAAGCCTGATAAGCCTGAAAGAATACTCGAAAGATTGATCCAAAAATACAATGAGATGGATGATAATGATTGGATAGATGCTGATGATAGTGGTGTTAATGATGATAGTTCAACTTGATAATAAAAATGATGATTCCAAAAATAATTTTACTTTGAAACTTTATTTTTAAGATGAATAGATTTATCTCTGTTCGCTGCGCAATCTTAGGATATCCACGCCATAAATATATTACAAACGAACTGAGATATAGAATTAATCTTGAATTGCTTGAAAGAATTAATAATAAAGAGATACAAGATGATATGGCTGTTTTTACGAAAGAATGGAACTCTAAACACCTAAATAAGCTTAAGAAAGTTAAGAGTCAATACAAACAAGAAAGGCTAAATAAAAGGTCTGATGCAGATTACTATAATCAATTCAATGTGAAATTCGTTAATCTTCTAGTAAAAGAAACCTTACCAAACGCCAAAAAACCATTAATGTTAAGAGATGGTATATCAATAAAAATCTAACATGACTGTTTCATTTACTTTATTTTACTTTACTTTGCTCATATTGCTACGCAATAAAAATTGCTAAAGCTATTTTATTGCTACGCAATAAAAATTGATAATTAAACATAATCTTAATGAGATACTTATATTAAATTTTATGAGCAATTTTCTATCACAATTATTAGGCTATGTTGGTGCTATTCTAATAGTCATCGGCTTAGCCTATTATCTCTCTATTACCATAGAAATTTCATGGGAGATCATCGAAATTATCGGTTATTTAATCCTAGTTAGTTTATTAGCTTTACCTTTTTTAAGATATAGCATTAGTTTTCCCATAAGTAAAGAACAACTACATTTAACTACATTCTTAGCAGTTATATGTCTACCTGTCTTATTAATTATTACATTACGTTTACATTTTCCAAAAGGAGATAATATTGAATTAGCCGGTTCTTTCGTCTGTTTAATTACATCAATTGTATCCTTATTTTACGGTTTCTTAGTCGATAGTAATACCGTTAAATTATATGCTGCATTACACGTATGGCTAACCAGTCAATTCTTAACATTCCTCGCCATTAAAGAAGATAGGAGACAAGAATATTATGATAACAGATTCACTTTCGAAGACTATCTAACGATTAGTAGTGTTATGTCACTGTTTTACATGTGCCTTGCAGCTTACTTCTTGCTACAAAATCAAGGTGATAGTAATAATAGAGTCTTACAGAATGCCTTAGTATTGGGCATGTCTGCATATATGTTTGTAGGCACGGTACGCTGCACTTTCTCCTTAAATTTATTAGATTTAGTATTAATAGGTTCGACTATTGGTATCTACTATGTTTGCAATTCCGATTTTTTAAATTCTGTAAACTATACTGACTCTATTAACTTTAGATATATTGAAATACCACTTAATTTCTTAACTGCATTCTATGTCTTATCAAAATTCTATTATATCTGGGTTAGAGCCAATCTTCCTATCGCTTTTATTCTTATTGGAGGCACTTTATATACAATCTCATTAATTTCTTCTCGTAAATAGGAGAGGCAAAAAAAAAATGAAATATTATTCTTTGTATTATTCTATCTCATAATCATTATTTGTTTTTTATTATTCCCAGAAAAAGATGAATCTATCTAGCTTAACTTTTATTATTGCAAGTTTTGAAAGCTTTTTAAAGACGATATTTAATAATTTCGTTAATTTTATGGAGAAAATGCTTTTTGAATCATATATGATATCCAGTAATAATAATGGCATTTATGCAGAACAATTCATCAAATATGTTGAGAACAATATGCTAAGCTGGCAAACAAAGTCATACCTATTTCAACCCGATTTTAATAAATCAGGTAAGGTAATCTCTAGTCAGAAACTCTTACTAAATACTGGATTATACTTTTTCTGGTTTAATAACATTTTATTCTGGATTTCAATCGATTTTAAAGATAATCCATATATTGGATTACGGACTGAAGCCAATCAAACTACTTTTAATATTAAAGTTACGTGCTTTAGATGGAATATTAAAGATTTGCAAGGTTTATTTATTCAAGTCGATGAAACCACCAACAAGAATAAAGGAGCTGCTTTATACAACTTTCTAGGTTTGGGCCCAGCTGGTTGGGAAAGAGTAATAGCTATGCCTAAACGAAAGTTAGAGACGGTTATCATACCTGAAAGTAAGAAAGACTCTTTAATCGATGATATTAGTAACTTCTTTTCTGAAAAGGCTAAGATTCATTATGAAAATAAAGGAATAAACTATAAAAGAGGTATTCTCTTGTATGGACCACCAGGATGTGGAAAGACCTCCTTAATTGCATCTCTTTCGCATCACTTTAATATGGATGTCTATAATATATCTTTAGAAAATCCATATATGAATGAAGATGCTTTACTAAGATCTTTATCTATGATTCCAAGTAAGTCTATCGTCTTGTTCGAAGATATCGATGTCGCCTTTCCTGTACCACGTGTAAATGATAATAAAGAAGATGGTAGCGGTAGCAATAATAAATCAAATAATATAATGGGACTAAACGCAAAGATGTGTAATGTTACTATGAAAGGATTCTTAAATGCAATAGATGGTATTAAATCAAATAATAATGGAATATTGTTTTTATTCACGACGAATCATATTAAAAAACTTGATCCTGCACTTATAAGACCGGGCAGAATCGATTTTAAATGCCATTTAACCTATTTGGAAGAAGCAGAGATTATCAAAATGTTCAAACTCTATTATGAATTAGATACAGATTCTTGTACTCTTGTACTAAATAAATTCTCAAACAAGAAGAACATTGTTCCAGCAGATTTAAGCGGGTTCTTACTCGAAAATACTCATTTAACCTTAGAAGAATTATTATTAGAAGTTGATAATAGAGAGTGGAGCCAACAAGAAGTATTAGAAGCCGATAGCAAGAATAAAGTATCAGATGATGATATTGATATTGATATGCTTAAGGCTAGTGTCGTACAAAATGCATTGTCTCGATTAAGATTTCAAACTTAATACCAATACACTCTATTTATGATAAATTTAATCTTTGTCATAGTTCTAATCTTTTCTTATTATATTATATTATATAATAAGAAAAAGATGCAATGTACAGCAAGTACACAAAGAGGTGTGCGTTGTAATAGAAAATGCTTTAATGATAGATGTTGGCAACATCTAAGAGGCACTGATGTAATTAAAATAGTAAAAGATGATTATGAAGTATTAATTTTTCCTTTAGATCCAGACGTTATGACATTTTCTATTAAGAATGAATATGGTATGTATGATTTAGAAAAACCTAATTGGAAGAGTGCTGATTCAGCGACAGATCTATCAATAGCATTTAACACTCAGCTTATTCAATTCTTACTTCAACTAAATTATATGACATCATTATGTGATGCTATTTTATATGAAGATGATGATAGTATAAAACTTGAAATTCCATTGGTTTCAGTTCGTGATAAAAAGACAGAGGAGCTTAAAAAATTAAGTGAAGATGATTTGTTAGATTTACACATTAATGATAGAGAACTAACTCAGCAAACATGTGAAAAATATATGGATATGCGAGAAAGCTTTGATGATGTTATGAGTAGGGATGAAGATTTTATTATGACTAGCAAGAGGGGTAAGATACCAATTTATGTCATTGTTGTATTGGATAAAAATGGTTTTTACATGGGGCATGTATATTCTTGGTTGTCTCCTCTATCTGATAGTAATCTTTTTATGATGGGAATAAGATCTTCACCTTTAATGCCATTTTTACGAAACAAAGGGAAAGGTATTAAAAATATTGCAAACATAATGTTAGATTCACTAGAAACTTTTAGGGAAAGCATTGGTGCACAAAATATAATAATACCTCATCCAATAGGAGTTATGCGCAAAATTCTCAAAACATCTGGCTATTCAGAGGTTAAAAATATAATAAACAAACGTGATATAGGTGATTTAGGTATTTTAACATATCAGTTAGTTGATCGTAATGGAGTATGTGATGATTGTTTTATAAAAAGTGTCTCTTCATAATAGATAATCATGCTTTACTAGAATATGATATATTGCAATAGTTCCCTTTTTGATAACCGAGAAAAAGATTAGCTTTTTTATCTTCTGAGTTAATAATTGATAATAATTTTGCTTTATGTTTACATAAAATTTCTGAAATACAGTCACGAGGATCATTATAAGATGGAAAACATATATTTTTCAACTTTTTAAACCATAATTCTTCTTTATAATCATAAATCACAATTGATGATCCATGATTTGCTAAAAAATCAGCAATCTTTTCTCGAATAGCTTTTCTATTTACTGTAAAATAATCGATTATTAGTGTTTCAATATTAAGCTCTTTAACATCCTTTTCAAATGCTTGTTTCCTTGCCTCATTTTTCTTTCTTTATTAGTTCTTCCTTAATCTTTCTACGTTTTTCACCTAATTGTTCTATCGTTAGTTTATCATCTTCACTATCTGATTCTATTGTTTTTGATTCTATTGTTCTTTCTGATTCTATTGTTCTCTCTAGTTCTACTTTTTTTGCAGCTGCTAGCTTACGTTGACTCGGATTGTTACTAAAAAAAGCTTTTATGAAATTCATCGAATTTACTCTTTACTTAATAAGACAAAGGATTAAAAAATATTTGTTATATCAATTTTTTATCATTCGATAGATGGATTTTGACTAAAATAATATGAGATATTATATGTTCTTTTCTTATTATTCCAACCTAGAATGATCATACCTCTTTTATCACTATTTATAATCGATAATAATCTCTTTTGGTGCTCTTTTAAAATCTTTCCTATATATTCTTCAGATCTAAATTTTTGGCGCTGCTCTTTCCCAGACGACGGAAAGAAAGGATTATGTGATTGACATATTTTTTCCAGTTTTTTAAACCATAATTCCTTGTTATAATCCCAAATCAAAACTTTCGGGTCATAGATATTGTTAAATAAAGAATCTGCAATTCTTTCTCTAATAACAGTTTTATTTACTATAAAATAATCTATTATAAATGTTTCGATATTAAGCTCTTTATCCTGAATTTCTTTGTTGAATGCTTGTTTTGCTGCATTATGTTGTTTCAGTCTTATTTCATCCTTAATCTTTTTGCGCTTTTCAGCTAATTGCTCAATTGTTAGATCATTATCATCTTCACTATCTGATTTTATTATTAATTCTGGCTTTATTGGTTTTGCAATTGTTTTGCCTCTACCTAAAAAAGATTTCAAGAAATTCATATTACCTTATATAGCAAAAAGGTATAAGATAAAAAAGATTAATCAATTTTTTTAAGCAAGATAGATAGAAATAGGACAGAGATAGAACAGTAATAGAGCAAAGTTTATAGCATCTCCACATATAATTATCTCTATCGACTCTTTCATGTATTCTAGCCACTTATCTAATTGCTCTATACTATTTTTAGAGGATATATCCATAAATACAAAATATGCTACAGATTGATTTACGTTCATTTTAAGCATTATTATAGATCTAAGAAAGATATAGAATAGAAAAATGGTACAGAAAGATGATAAAACAAACAATTCATGCACGATTGTAGCCAGATTTAATAGTAATCCAGATCTTGTTTTAGTCAGATCAAAGAAGACTTGTAAAGTCGGAGATCTTAGAGATTGTGATGTTACTGACAGTCTTTTAGATAAGAATGGAAATGAATTATCATTAACTGTGAATCCTAGAATTAGAAAATGTGCATATGGATGTGCACAGGCATACATCGAGAAATGCATGTCTATGGATGAAATTTGGAACACAGATTTGGTGATGACACCTTTTAGACTTGATAATTCTTTATTAGATCATGAATTAGAGGTGACTGCCCAGATATATAATGTATATAGTTTGTGTCATGACTTTAACTGATAATTGATTTAATATATTAGATACTAAAGACCATACCTAAAAACCAAAAAAAAATGGCAATGGAGTTACCTTGGTTTTTTTTATTTTACGATTAATTAATCGTAAAATAATAGTAAAATTAATCGTAAAACTTAAAAAATCTAAAAAAAATCAAAACTAAATCAAGCTAAGCATGTAATAGCTTAATTTCAATTGCAAAATAAAATACTATAATCTTTCAAAAATCAGATTCTTATCTAAACAATAAGCATAGATAATAATGGATCCGACAATTAAATATATTTAATTAATAAT